TGATGGTGCATATGGGTTTATTGTTGGGCTGGGTTCGGTTATGTGTTTGCGTTTTAGGTTTCCGTATCTTGCGCCGCGTGAGCTGTTGCATGGTTTGCATGCGGCTACTAAGTTATCGAGTGCGTTAATGCCGGGTTCGTTTAGTTGCCAGCGATCTACTTCGATCAAGTGATCTGCAGTGGTTGCTTGTGCTGCGTTGCACCAATGGCACATTGGTTTGTCTTGTAGTAATAGTTTGCGGTTTCGTTTAAATTCTGCTGTTGCTCTTGCTCTTTGGTTGAGTGTGTATGTGCCTAAGTTTTGTGTGCTTTGTTTTGGTGGGTGTGTTCGGCGTTGCTTTGGCATGGTTTGTTTCTAGCGCGCGCTGTCGCGCTTGCTCTCGGTTAGCGGTTGCTGTGCTTTGTTGTGATGTTTAGGTCTGTTGTTTGTTTTGTTTTGTTATCTTATGTTTGTTGTGTGTAAAGCCTAATGCTGTTAATCCCCCCGCTCGCTGCCATCACTCGAGCACCCTTATCTTTAACCGTTGCATGATCTTGTATCGCTACATAGATCATCTACCCGCGCTTTCCGCGTGTCGCACACATCATTGCACTGATGCAAGCCTTGCCCGTTATTTAGTTAAATATTATTATTGCTGATGGAAATGGTGCTGATGATTGTTGATCATCAAATTTTAATCGACCTTTAATAAACCTTATCTCGCTTGCCTTCATGCAATAGTCATGCCACCATCTAGTATCAGTGCGACTAGGTATCAGCATTACACATGTTTTACCTTTTGCGTGTTCTGCATACGCTTTCGCAATCCATTTAGGCAATTCTCGACCATAAGGCGGGTTAATAAAGTTTGAGTTACCCCATTCGCTTTGCAAACCGTCTACTGTATATTTTGGCGGGCACGGATCATGATCAAACTTAAATTCAGCATCAAGCGTTTGGTAAACGGCTTTTGGTGTTTTCCAATCCATCCGCAATGAACTAAAATGCACGCTCATTGTGGCTCACCAAGTTTTAGCGCGTCAATCACTCGACTAACATCACGCTTAGTTAGATCGCCTGTTGTGTTTATCTGTCTACCCAACACAGTTGAGCAATAAGCTTTTAAATCATCTTGCTTAATGTTTTGCCCATTAGCCAATGCGCGCATCATCCCTAATTGCTTGGGCGTTGCATACTCTTGCACCGGTGCTTCAGGAAACGGCATTTCAAGATCATCACGCATAGGCACAACGGCAGCAAGCTGAGCCGGTGCTTGTCGAGCCTGAGCGGTTTGCACCTCATCACGGGAAGCAATGCTTTTGCCTATCCCAAGCCCGAGAAAACCGAGCGCCCTACCTAAACAGCTTGTGCTTGCATTCATCATCTCGCTGCCGCGTGTGTAAGGCGTTTTGCCCGGTATCTGTTCCCAACAATATGCCACCATTGGATTGCTGTCGTTTGCATCCCGCCAAACCGTGCAACTTATCTCAACATATTTTTGATTATCTACCTCAATTATTTGTGGGCGGCTTTCTTGAATGCGTAGATCAGGAAACTTTTTTAAAGCCATCGCCAAGCGTGTCGGCACATCGACATAATCACCTAAGTTAAAACCGCTCATGCCGATACCTTGCAAAAGCTTTTAATTGTCTCAAGCGGTGTGAGCTGGTCTAAGTCGCAAACTGCGCGCATGCCATACCCAAAATCATGTGTGTAGTGCTGTTTAATAAAACGCTCTTTGCTGATACCGCCAAGCAAATGAAAATGCGGTATTTCATAAATATTTTGACGCTGGCTTAATGAATGCACAAGGATTGCTGCATCACTTTTAAAATCTGCAATGTTATTGAATATAAGTTTACGGATGCTTGAAGTTTTTATCTGCCATTTCAAACCCCAAGCTTTAAGATCATTGCCATCATCGCCGCCTTTGGTAAAATCTAAATTTATTTCAACATCAAAATATCGAGCACAAGCTAGTTCACCAAATAAACCCATTGCTGTAGTTTCTGAACATTTATCAATGAAAAAGTTTTTGTCTTTTATGTTGTTTTGTCTTTTGTAGGCGTCAAGGCGTGTTGCCCAGTCGCGCACAAACTCAACATCATCTTGATCAAATTTAACAATCATTGAACAGCCAGCCTTTCAAGCCGGGCAATCTCGCTTTCACGCTCTTTAATACTTTGCTTTAAATCTGTGATAATGCTGCACAAATATCTGATCTCAATTCGAGCTTGATTAAGCACATCAATCAATTCGCCTTCATCCAGCACATTGCGATCCTCAATTTCCCAGCGCAATGCTCGAAGTGTGCTTTGAGCTGCCATCTCATGCTGTTCATAAAATGGCACTTTATTTTGTGTGATGTCTTGCATCACTTGGATAATTGCTTTTAATTGCGGATCTTGAGTGAGTTCATCAGACATTTTCAGACCACCTTGCAAGCAATGTTTCAAGTTGTTTAAATGTGCAAACACTTGATAAAGCACCTACAAGCGCTTCAACTGCGTTATCACCATAACGCTGCCTAACTACAACGCACAGCTGATTGACTACCTCTACATCAAATTTCTCGGACATGATTAACCCTTTCTCTAGTTAATGATTATTTATAAAACCTATCACAAGCGTGTAAGACAGTAAAACCAAAGCGACAAGAAAATGTCTCACTTGCCACCCCATGCGCGCCACCCATCGCTGTAGCGATATATCGCAAGACCTGCCCGCAAATTAGTTTCCAAATCAAATAGATCTTGGCATGTGTCGAGCAAACCTAAAGCTTGCATGTAGCCCTTTTTGTAATAGCGCGATGGTAGGCACCAAAAATCATTGACCTGCAAAACGCCATACGATTGCCCTACTGTGTCAGCTTTGTTAAAAGCATCCGGCTGGCATCGGCTTTCCCGTTGAGCTACTGCAATCAAAGTAGTGAGCTGGCTTTCATCCCAGCCCACATAGCGAGCCATTTCATATACCCGCTCACAAGCGTTTAGAGCCGTTTTAAGCGTAGTTGTGGGTATAACTGGGCTTGCATAGCCTTCAAAAATCTCTGCGTGTCTAGGTGCTAAATCTTGGGCTGTAGGTGCGGGCGGCGGCTTTAAAATAAATAGCGAAGTCAGCGCAGCAACGATTGCTATGGCAGTTTTAGTTAATAAGGGCATAAGCACCTAACCTTTCTCGGATTGGATAAACCAACCCTAGTAAAAGTTTTAGACCGTTTGCGGGATTACGCTAAAAACCTTATTCCAAGCGCTTTTTACAGCATTAACATCTTTTAATAGTTCGTGATCCACCTCGACATGCAGCCAATCGCCATTTGAGAATTTGCCTTTGAGCCATGTGCCGCGATCACATTTCCAGCTGCGGTTTTGCGAATAGTTAATTACTAGCGCAATGCCTAGTGTGTCTGCGTTTTGCAAAAGTTTGTTTAGATAAACCATTGCGAGTTGTTCGCCATCTTTGCAACCTAGTTGCTTGTCTTGCATCCAGCGGTAAGAAAGATCTACTGCTAGCCCTCGAGCGTGATTGCTAATGATGCCGGGCTTGCCGCGCACATCGCGCACTACCCAGCTGCCGTTATTCCACAAAACGCCATTGCTGTTTTTTACTGCGTGTCTAATCCATTCATCCATGCCGGGAATAGGTTTGCTAACTACTGGCTGTTGAGCAATCAAATAAGGTCTAGTCATCTAAATCATCCGGTGATGTGTTTCTGTTTTTGATGCCGTTAGATGCCACTAACCCGGAAAGTGTGCCGGTAAGAAAAACTACAATAGTGCTCATTAAATCAATGAAAGCCGCGTCATTGGGCGATTGCTCTAAAGGCTGGGAAATAAAAAGCAATCCGTAGATCATGCCAAGCACAATCAAGCTAAAAACTATTGCAAGCAAAACACCTACTGTTACAACCATGCGCGCGTGTAGCTCATTTGGTGTGTATCGGTAGCGCCTCATGGTGTGATGCCGCATCGATCCGGCACATAGCAAGGCAATAACGCGCTGTTTTTTACCCGTGATTTAACTGTGATTGTGTTGTTGCGTGTTGTTTCGCAAGCGGTCAGCATTACCAGTATTGCCAAACTAGCCAAGTAGTGCGGCGGCTTCATCTGCTGTTAATCCAAGTTTGTCTAAAACGGCTTGACGGGCAACCTGTTTCGCTTCGGCTGCATCGGCTCGTGCTTGCGCTTCGGCTTGCGTTATTTTTTGCCAAGCCTTGTGCGCTGTTTCTTCTTCTGCTGTCATTTCGCGGTCTGTGCCGTTGTCGTTAATTTTTAATGCCATAATTTATACCGTCTTTGAATAACCGTAAATTGTATATGTGCCAGTTACTGTGCCTGATAGAGGCGAAAAAGAAAACCCGTCGTAAGCGGTGCTTAAAGTATGGTTGCCGTAAATTGCAGGATAACTATAAGGCGTTGTGTTAGCACCATCATTTTTAAATTGTTGCGTCATAAAAATAGTTGCTTCTGCTACTGCAGGTGCAAAAAGTTCAAAAATAGCAGTTGCAAAAAATGCGCCACCTGGAATTTGTAAAGAAAAACTACTTTGATTTGTCGCTCTTGAACCTTCTAAAGTAGTACTTGAAGCAAGAAAACTTTGATAATTGTAATTTGCGCCTGTTGCATTTGTGCCACCGACACGCAAAACAAAAGGACAACTCGTGTTTGCTGAACCAGTCATTTTAATCATTAAACGATAATTTGTGTAACTGCTAGTAAAAACATTGTTAGCCGTAACACTTGCCGCTGTAGTGAACGCTGTTTCGGCTTGAACACAAACAAGACCAGGCGTAATGCCAACCGATTGCCACGCTGCGCCGTCATAATATTGCGTTGTATTAGTCGCCTCAATATAAGCAAACTGACCTTCAGCAAGCGCTTTTTCACCAGCACCACCAAACGCCGCATCACGCGTAACCGTTGTAGCAAAAACAGGTATGCCCGTATTAATTTCGGTTTGCTGTTGTGCGGTCAAAACTTGCGCTGCAACAAACGCTGGAACTGATGTCTGTGTGTTTGGCATATTGTCCTCTACATTACCCTAAAACATTGTCTGCATCAATGATGCCAAAAACGGCATCATCCAACACAAGTTCATAAATCACTGTTGTAGGGCTTGTAAATAGTGTGATCCTGTGCCCGTTGTTAAAATCTAGAAAATGCTCTATGCCTTCGATAGCCAGCTCTTGCGCTAATTCTGTTGTGCCCGCACCGCTGGCAAAAGTTTTTTCTATGGTTATTGTGTTGCCAATTTCTATTGTGGCTAGCACATCTTTTTGCGGGCTTGTTAGCATATTAAATTGGGTTTCAACACTTGTGAAACGCGCTTCAGGTTCGGGCACTAGCAAATATTCTGCAAGCGCTAAAGCGGCGGCATCGTTGTGCAAAAGGCTGTTGCTTATGTTTGTTGCCTGCACAAAATAGGTTGCTTGGCTTGCCGCATCATCAGCGGTTTGCGGGCTGTTACTGCCAGCAAT